ATGCGCTCAAAAGAATGTGTGCGCGTGCTGCTTTGCGTGCTGTTGTGCAAGACGCGTGTTTCTGTGGCTTATCACCTAAAAGAACTTGCTTATACTGCCAACTACCTCAAATATGTTAATGATGCGTGATTTGTCGAATTCTTGTTCGTCATAGTCGTCTATGTTTATTGGAATGAAGCGAAGTTTATCTGGCGAGGAAGATTTTCGAAGTATCTTTATAGTGCGTATGGTGTCGAGGACTACAGCGTATATCTCACCATATTGTATATCGTCTACGCTACATTGACGAAGGGCGATAATGTCACCGTGGTTTATCTTTGGCTCCATAGAGTGTCCGGTGACGTTACACCACAAATCGGCTTTCTCGAAACCTCTGATTACTATATTGGTTTCTGGTACGGAAGTCTGCAAATTGAACACCTCGTTAAAGCCTCCAAGGAAATCGACATCATAGTATGGAGTTCCGACAGTCAAGCTATTTGTTGCGAGAGGTGCCTCGACATTGTCACCATCGTCTTTAAGCATACAGCCTTTTCCTGTTAAAAGCCACTCAGCAGAATATAGGGGATAATTTTCAACCAAAACTTGAATCCATTTAGACTGTATGTCTGTTCCATTATTGATGGCGCGCGATAATACGCCCTTACTTGCGCCTATCCGCTTTTCCAAAGCCCCAATCGTAATTCCTTCATTGGTTGCTATTTCCTGTATTCGAGATAAAATATTACCCATAAAGATGAAAATTATCCCGTATTTGTTTTACGGGTTGAAAATTATCACTATATTTGCAGAGTGTTTAAGTGGTAAACACGCGGCCAAATATACAAAATTGGCGCGAGATTATCAATTATAGAATGCATGAGTATGAATGAGAAGATTAAAGAGTGGGAAACACAGAGCGTGAAACATAAGGTTGCGATGCTCCTGATAATTGACGGCGTAAGTTTTAGCTACAACGAAGAAGACGGGATTGTATTTGCAGCCACCGAAGAGTATGTGGATAACATGAAACGAAGACTGACAACCTGTTACGGCTGCAGTATCGAACCAATTATAAACGAATATAAATAAAGTAATATGACACAAAAAGAATTTGAAGAACTCACAGGAAGAGTAGTAAAGCCAGAGGATTATAGCGTCATAGAAAGCCTATATATGGCGGCCGGGGATATGGACAAAAAAGAGTTCTGCAAGGAGATCAAGGCGATGTGCGCCTACGATGGTGCCAATGACGAGATAGAGATTAGACAGTGTCTTCGAGAGATTAGCAAGCATGTAGAACGGATAGAAGCTAAAAATCGGCGATGGGGAAGGGAACTGAGAACTCACAACGAGGAATTGGCCGAGTTCCTCATAGGCAAGGCCCACGCGTACAACGACACAGATCTTCGTAATGAAGCGGTCAAGATCGTCGGGCAATCAGTTGTCGTAAAGATGACCATGGATATGGGACTTCCCCTTTGGGAAGAGGACAAGGAACTCATTCGTTCGGTGTTGGAGGATCTAAGTAAAAGGATTGAAGAGTGCCGAGTGTAACAACCAGGAAGGCGTCAAGAGACGGGTGTCGGCGTGGAAAGTCGCGCTGGGGTAGCATGGTGATTGTGTCGGGGTTCGACTCCCCGACTACCGCGAATTCTAACAATTAAAAAACAGAAGAGCATGAAAGCAACAGACAAAATGAAAATGGAGGCGCGGATCAAGCAAAAGATTCGGACCTTGATTGGAAGCGTGACGCACACGCAGAATGTAGCCGACCAGATGCTGGTACTCCTTAAAAGCAACCTGACGGAAGATGAACAAAATGAGTCGGACGTATTTCGAGTAACTGAATGTCTGTCGTGTGCATGTGAAGAGGCCCTGCAGGTGCTGTTCGAGGAATTGAAGAGGGGTACCCGTCTTCACGAAATCTTGACTCAAGAAAACCAACCTATTAACGACCGTCGATTATGAAAGCCACTGAGAACTTTTTGGGTAATCCTCTGTATCGTCTATTATCTTTTGAAGAGCTTCCTCAGTTATACAAAGAGTTGATTCTTTCCCGCTATGGAGTTCCACATACGGATAAGCCAGCGGACGACAGAACTCTTCCGGGAAAGGGTCCTCTTTCAGGAATTTTTGGAGCTGGCTCTGAACCTCGAATGGGGAACCCTGAAAAAAGATGTCATAGTCGCGAAACAGGCCGTCGATTATCGAGCGAAACTCCTTCACGGAGGATAAAGACTCCGAAGAAGAGCGAAAACGGACAAGGTCGGCGACAATCCCTTGAAAAGGAGTATGCTGCTTATCGTGAACTTCGTCGAACAATGGGGCTTCGGTGTCTATCGCGTAATCAATTCTACGCAATGTTGCGGCCCTGACCAGTGTGTCAAGGACCAATCGGCGATACCGATCTGCCCTTTCGGAATCGAGATATGCAATTACATAATTCAACCTCCATTTCTTAGGATTTTTACCTGACCGTTTCATAGAGCATAAGTAAATTGTGTAAACAACAGCAAATATAACAAAATCAAAGGAATAAAAAAATGAGAAAGCAGATTTTGACAGACAATGAGACCAAGACCTTCCTGATGAAGGCATTCGGTTGTACGCGACAAGCGGTATGGCAGGCACTGACTTTCCAGCGAAACAGCGACCAAGCCCGGCGGATCCGTCACCTCGCTTTGCAGCGCGGGGGCAAATTGACCGACGGATATGCGCCCAAGTGTGAGACCTCTTACGAGGAGGGTGAAAAAACAATGACCCAACGGTTCGGGCCGCGGGTAAAAATAGTAGCATACCGAGAGACGGGGCTTGTCTCTGTATATGTGGATGACTGCCTCAAAGAGAATTACGAGCAACTGAACACCTGCGACCTCATGCAGTTGCAGAGCGAGGTCGAGCAAATGGCTGCAGTATTGTAAAAGGAGGAGACATGGAGTATTACGGAAAGATATTGTGCATCTCCCATCGTGACCTGACGTATGATGACCGCCCCGTTATTGTGAACGGAGAGGCCGATTACAGCAGGAGCAGAGCCTTGAGAGATATACATCCGTCGATGCTTTCCGAGGAGGAACTTGCCCCCATTATGTCGGAGTCCAATTACAAGCAGCTGGCTGCGCGAGGACAAATCAATGTGGTCCGTCAAGGGAAAGGCCTTGGCAATTATGCCCTGATAGAGGTCTCCACCCTTCCCCTTCGTTTCCAGGATAAGATAAAACTGAAATACGGTGATATGAAAGATGATATTCTCAGAAACTGGTTCGGTAGCCATTTCCGCATCGATGCCAAAGCCCGGGGATTCTACACGAAATTCCGATTCGACAATGGCGACATGTTGTCGCCCGAACACATTCAGGAATATACGGTGAATGCCTCGGTGATAGAGAGTGTGCTGGAGTTGATGGCCGATACCGTGTTGATGCGCCGCGCCATGAAAGGGGGCCCGGTGAACTGGAGCGAGATGGCGGGTGCCATAAGCTACTACCAAGCCGAGTTCGGGCATACGCTGCCCATGAGTGCAAACCGATTCAAAAATCGGGTGTACAGTTTCAAGGCGAAAGGTTACGAGAGCTTGATCAGCGGGAAATTCATGAACCAGAACAGGCGTAAGGTGACATACGGAATCGAACGTCTTTTGATGGCGATAGACGCCCAGCCGGAGCAGCCCTACAACACGACGGTGTGGGAGCAGTACAATATGTTTTTGGGCGGGGAGCTCGAACTGTTCGACCCGGAGACGGGTGAGATACTCGATCCGACCGACTTTACTGACAAGAACGGGAATCCCATCGTGTTGAGTCCCAAGACAGTGGCAAATTATCTGACCAACCCCAAGAATAGGGTATTGAGGGCAAAGCAACACATGAGCCAGTGGGATTTCAACAACGCACACCGTCCTTACCATCTGCGCCATGCGGGTGAATGGTCGCTCAGCAAGATTTCGCTCGACGACCGAGACCTGCCGCGCCCCATGAAAGATGGTAACCGGGTGAAAGCCTACTACGCATACGATGTAGTGAGCGGTGCCGTTGTGGGCTACGCCTACAACCGGTTGAAAACGGCCGACTTGTTCCTGGACTGTATGCGCAACATGTTCCAAACCCTCGACCGTAACGGCATGTATATACCGGCCGAGTTGGAGGTGGAGCACCACCTTGTAAAGGACTTTTCCGACGGCCTGATGCAAGCGGGCTCGGTATTCCCCTTGATCCGCTGGTGTAACCCGGGCAACTCGCGTGAGAAACGGGCGGAGCACTTCAACCGTGCGAAGAAATATGGCGTGGAGAAACGCTTTCAGGTAGGAATAGGTCGTTGGTATGCCCGGCTTGAGGCTAATCGTCCGAAAGAGGAAAAGATCTATGACGAATACAACAACACTTACAAGGTGAAGACTTACACCTACGAGGAGCTGGTGGCCGACGACATACGAGCCATCAACGAGTATAACAGCCAGTTGCACCCAAATCAGAAGAGATACCCCGGCATGACGCGATGGGACGTGCTTTGTGCCCGACAGAACCCCGACCTCGCCCCGTGGGACAAGGCCGTGCTCTACCGATACATCGGCTTCCATACCAGCACAACCATACGTAACAACAGTTATCTCAAGGTGCAATACAACGACTACCGTCTTCCCGATCCGGAAATCATTGCCCGACTCGAGCCCCGCAATTACAAGGTCGATGCCTATTATCTGCCCGACCACGATGGAAATATCGGCGAGGTGTACATCTACCAGAATGGCAGATTTATCGCTACCTGCAAGCCGGCTCCGAGATATAACGAAAACACGGCCGAGCAGACCGATGCCGACCGCGAAGCCTACATCGATCAGGCCAAATATGTGGCCAAATTCGACAAGATGGTCAAGGATGGAAAAATCGGGCGTGTCGGTATTCTGAGTAAAGAACAAACCCGAGCCATCAACGATGTACAGGCCGAAGCGGTAGAGATTCAGCCGGAAGCCGACGCCGAGGATTACTCGACCTATCTGGACATGAAACAATTCGAAGCCGACGCCATAGCTCGGGTTTAACAATAGTAGAACAGCATTCAAACAGCATTCAAAATGGAAATAACGAACGATTTGAAACAACGGATTGCGGGGGCTATCGCCGCCGACCGGGAGAACTATCCAAGCGACAGCCGTCATGCGACGGCGTTGGGAATCTCCCCCAGTGTGTACAACTCTATTAAGAGGGGGAATTATGAAAAGCAGGTGAGCGACGCCAACTGGGTGGGCATCGCCCGGAGGCTGGGGGTGCAGTTGCGGGCCGAGATGTCATGGACGGCGGCCAAGACACCCACCTATGTGTTCATCAACAAACAGTTGGAGGTGTGCCAAAAGAGCGGACTAAGTGCCATATTGTGCGATATGCCGAACATTGGCAAGACCTTCACGGCCAAAGCCTATGTGAAACAGCACAGAAATGCCGTGTATGTAGATTGCTCGCAGGTGAAGACGAAACTCAAACTGATACGGTATATCGCCAAAGAGTTCGGCGTGAGCAGTAACGGACGATATGGCGACGTCTACGAGGATTTGGTGGCTTACCTGCGCACGATAGACACCCCGCTTATCGTGCTGGACGAAGCCGGAGATTTGCAATACGAAGCCTTCCTCGAATTGAAGGCCCTGTGGAACGCCACCGAGCGCTGCTGTGCCTGGTATATGATGGGCGCAGACGGGTTGAAAGAGAAGATAAACCGGGCCATCGAGGGCAAGAAGGTGGGCTACACCGAGATGTTGAGCCGATATGGCGACACATACAGCAAGGTGACCCCCGACGACGCCAAAGAGCGCGAGAAATTCCTGCGGGCCCAGGCTGCCATTGTGGCCAAAGTGAACGCCCCGGAGGGTTCGGACATCGCCCGGATTGTGAATGCCACAGGCGGAGGGCTGCGCCGGGTATATACCGAAATCGAGAAATTGAGGAGGACAGTGTAATGAAAATAAAAGCAATATTCGCAGATGGGCGAAAAAGAATACTGAAATCCCCCGATGAATTATGTAAGATAGACAAAAATCGTAGGGCATTGTTTGTGTTCGACAATTGGCAGGTGTATAGCGGCTATTCAGATGGAGAGGTTGATGGAACCGGCGATTTCGGCGTGTTCGGTGCTATACATGGTATCGCGCTTCCATTTAACCGCCTGATAGGTTGGTGCTATGAAAATTCTAAAAAGGTAAGGACATGCGATTGAAACGAGCATACAGCCCCAAGGAGGTGCTTAACATGAAGATACCTCGCTATGAGTTCTCCGGGCCGTGGCTCGTCTCTATCGGCCGCCCGGCCAAGAGCGGAGTGTGGATCATCTGGGGGGCCAGCGGAAACGGGAAGAGCTCGTTTGTAATGCAACTGGCCAAATACCTCTGCTCGTTCGATAAGGTGATTTACGACAGTTTGGAGGAGAGCACGGGTCTCTCTTTGCAAATGTCATTGAAACGCCATCGAATGGAAGAGGTTCGCAAGCGGCTTCTAATTCTCGACCGAGAGCCGATCGAGCAGCTGGAAGAGCGGTTGAACCGCCGGGGGAGCCCCCGGGTGGTGATTATCGACAGTTTTCAATACAGCGGGTTGAGCTACCCCGCCTACAAGGAGTTGAAGGAAAGGCACCCCCGCAAACTGTTCATCTTCATCAGCCATGCCGAGGGCGCACACCCTGCGGGCAGAACAGCCCGGAAGGTAGAATATGACGCCGATGTAAAAATCATGGTGAGCGGATTCAAGGCGTGGTGCAAAAGCCGATTTATTGAGAAGCCTGGCGAGCCTTATGTGATATGGGAAGAAGGGGCTGCAAAAACATGGATGGAAGATGGAGAAAAAGAATATGCGCAGGAAGAACCTGCTTTATAACCTACGCAAGAAGGGTGTAAAGGTCAACACGAGAGAACGCTGTATTTACCTGCCCTACGGCAGCGAGCCGGACCACATCGCACAGGTTCGCCATTTGCGGAGAGAATATGATTTTGTAATTCAATTTGAGATAGTATGAGCATGGAAAAAGAAAAAGTGTACATCAGCGGGGCGATCGCCCACTATGATTTGGAAGAACGCCGACAGGCTTTTGGCCGGGCCGAGCGTTATTTGTATCTGAAAGGCTACGAGCCTGTGAACCCGTTTAAGAACGGGCTGCCCGACGAGGCGCATTGGCGCGAGCACATGCGGGCCGACATCGGTCTGCTGCTCGACTGTGATTATATCTATATGCTGCAAGGGTGGGAGTTGTCGAAGGGAGCCAAGCTCGAGCTCGACGTAGCCTCCTCGTGCGGCATTAAAGTGTTGTTTGAGAAACCAATTAACATATAAATCTTATGATAGTAATAGACATGAAACAAAATTCCCATGAATGGGAAAAGAAAAATCTGACTACCTTATGGGCTAAGACGAGAGGATGTTATGACGTATATCGGTGCAAACATTGTGGTATAGAAGGCAGGTCGTATAGGTTAGGATATATAGAAATCCCAGAACGATATGCCAGTCGTGTAGACACCTGCACTCGTAAACGTTTAAGAACCTCCTTGAAAGTATCTCATTGCAGAGCCGTTGGACAGGCTTTTCGCAATCTGACAGATGGTAGTGTTCATACCATTATAGCACCACCGGAAGGAGAAAACAATCAAAAAGGAGAATGGGTTATGGGGAATGGACAGCCTGTTTTATTGTTATGGGATGAATTTCAATATATAGAATGATATGGCACAAGAGGTAACCAATTTCGCCCGGTTCTATGCCTTGTTCAACAAGGTGCCGTACTATGGCGACCGGGAAGAGTTCAAGCGGTCGATTGTTCGGCAATACACCTGGAACCGCACCGAGAGCTTACGCGAGATGACTCGCGACGAATATAACGCCTGCTGTGATGCGTTGGAGCGATTGACCGGGCAGGACGAATGGCGCAAGATACTGCGCGAGGAGCTGCGGTTTCGACGTAGCGTCTGCTTGAAACTCATGCAAAAAATCGGTGTAGATACTACCGACTGGGCACGTGTCAACGACTTTTGCCGGGATCCCCGAATTGCCGGCAGGCCCTTTGCCCAAATCGATGCCGAAGGGCTGGAACAGCTGGCCGTGAAACTGCGCACCATCGAGCGAAAAGGCGGGCTGAAAATGAATGAACAAAATGTGAAACCGGCACAGGTAGCCTATGTAGTCATAGACCCCGCTGCCCCTAAAAACTAATAGATATGAAAGCTGAAACACGAAAATTTCTTGACAGGATTAAAATCCAACTTCTCGAAGCAGCGACGTGGCTGTCGGCCGAAGAGCGAGAAGAGTTTTACAGTGACATCAACGAATGGACTTACGAACAGTATGAAGCGGCATTGGTTCTTCAAGAGGCTGAAATGCAAAATTACGAGGAGGAAGATGTATGACCATAGACGATCAGAATAAAGTGAAGGCGGCCGGCCTCACCATTATACGCAAAGACGACTATCCGCAACCGCGAATCAAAGTCAGTACAGGAACCAACGGCGGTTGGGAGACCCTCGCCAAGTATGAGACCAAAGCAGCGCGAGACAGGGCGTTCAAGGCCCTATTGGAGAATGACAAGATTATCAGTGATTAACCCCTAAAACAATTAAAATCATGGAAGGAAACAACCAACAAACAGTAATCATGACGCCGGAAGAGCGGGCCGAATTTGAAGCCTACCAGCGTGAGAAAGCGAGAAAAGCAGCCGAGGAGAAGGCCAAGGCCGACAGGGAGAGGTACAGACAACTCGTCGATGAAGAGATTGAACACTCTATCCCTTCGTTGCTTGCCATCAGCGAAGAAATAAAGACCTGCAAGCAGCAGGTGATGGACAATTTCAAAACCATACTGGAGATGAAATCGGAGCTGTTCAAGACCAAAGTGCGTGACGACCAGCGCAGCCACACTTTTACCAACAGTGCCGGAGACAAGCGCATCACCCTGGGGGTGTATGTAACAGACGGCTATCGGGATACCGTCGAGGAAGGAATTTCGATTGTCAAAGAGTACATCGAGGGTCTTGCTCAGGATAACGAAAGCCGCGCTTTGGTGTCGATGGTGCTGAAACTGCTCAGCCGAGATGCCAAAGGTACCTTGAAAGCCAGCCGCATCGTGCAGTTGCGCAAAATTGCGATGGACACAGGCAATGCCCGGTTCCTCGAAGGTGTGCAGATCATCGAGGAGGCCTACCAGCCTGCCGTGAGCAAGCAGTTTATACGTGCCGAGGTGAAAGACGAGAATGGCACATGGCGGTCGGTTCCGCTGGGTATGACGGAATCGTAGGTTCAAGGCTATGAGACCAAAGAATTAAGCGATATTCGTTGACCGCTTAAACAGGAAGTGCCGGAATGTAAAAAAATCGGCACTTCCTTTATATAAAACAGGTGAAAATCAATTATATTTGCATATATGGGCAAGGGACGAGACAAAGAACTCATAAGGCTTAGGGACGAGGCACTGTGCCGGCGTTACTATTACTGGACCGAGGTGCAGCGGCTGCGGTTCGACGATGCGCTGCGCATTCTGTCGGAACGCGAGTTCTTTATCTCCGAGGAGCGTATCATGGCCATTATCCGGCGCAAGTCCCGCGAGGGAACCGACAAGGATTTCAAGCCCCTGCCCAAGGTGAAAGTCCCCCGGCTGACGGCCTCACAGCTCGAACTGTTCAAGGTATGAAGTTTTGAAGGCGTTTTTCGCGGAGCTGCCACAATGGGTTACGTTGAACGATGAGCGTGAGGTGGCCGAGTTCTTCGGTGTGAGCCGCCATCATGTACACGAGATGCTGATGGGCCGCCGCCCTGGACTCTGTAAGCCTGATATTGGAAATGATGCCGGAAGAGGGCGATGTGCTCGAAATGTTGCGAGCGAAAGGACTCCGATAATACTGGGCGGAGATGAGACAAGGGGTGACCGTTTTGAGCGGTCACCCCTTTTGTTTTACCGGGCTACGACTCCATGGCCGACTCGTCGTGCAGGGTAAACGAGAAGGTCATTTCATAGACCTTGATATTTCCCGGGAGCGCATATTCCCGGCTCTTCTCCCGCACGAGCGGCGAGGCATTCTCCGTACACTGCAAGCACTGCAAGGCTTTGTACAGATTGTTTGCCATTTGTTGGCGTTCACGCACTTTGTCGTAGGTACCCGAGGCATAGCTGGTGTCGTGATAGCAGTCGATAGCCAGGCGCACGGTGATGAACGATTCGCTGTTCTGTGCCCCGTAGCCGAGGTCGTGCCAGTTCGAATCGGTGTTGCCGATTAAGACACAGGGAAAGGTGATCGGGTAGTGGTCCTCTTCCGCGCCCATTTCCAATTGACCGTAGTCTTCGTCGATGAGCGAGAGTTTCGGCATTTCACGGGCAATCTGCTCCATGATGGCGATAAAGATTTCTTCCATGACTTTATGAATTTAAAATGTTGATGATTTTTTCGGCGACTTTCTTTTCTATTTTTTCGTTGAGTTCCTCGCTCTCCCCGAGAAACTGCCGCTGGGGTATGCGTATGTTCAGTTTCTTTTTCTTGGTGAGAGCGAGTCCTCTCCACATCTGGGCCTGCTGGTTGAGAGTTTGCTTGCCTGCCGCTTTTTTTCGTCCCTTTTTCCCCGCGCTTTTTGAGGGTTTGCCCGAGGCTTCGCGGTACTTGGCCCACGCAAACCGCCTCATGCGATCGGTAACGGTTACGGCGACCGTTCCTCCCCAGTTGTGAATGGGGGCATAGACCACATCGTTCGATATTTTCACCCGATAGTCCGTCGGTATGTATTTGATGGATTTAAATAGGACTTTCCGCTCGGAAAGCAGCGTGCCGTAGTTACCGGCTGCGTCGGTTCTTCCGGAGGAGAGCCGCTTGGCCTTCGGCCACGGGTGCAGCCCCCCGTTGACGAACCCACCTTGCCGGAAGTTGTTTTGAAAGTGTTCTTGGGCCATTCGCCCGGCGATGACCGGCATCTCCCGGCGCATGAGTTTTTCCAGTGCCTTGCGCTCACGCTCCATAAATTGTGTAGGCATAGTCTTTGAGTTTGGAATAAAATTTGTCTTATAATTTGATTATTTACTTATAATCACTATATTTGTGCTATGAAAGCCGGGCTTCCAGTAAGGTCGTGGATTGCAGTTCTACGAGTCCTTACAGATTGTCCGGTTTTTTTGTGATAATATTCTTGATATTTTCACTATCTGAAATACTGTGTACCTCCACTTTATCTGGTGAAAACTCACGCACAACAATCCATGATTTTTCGCCTTGTAGTTTCACCTCAAAAAGATGTGCTTTTACAGACAAATCATGTTTATCCGGCCCATAGCCCAAATATTTGGCCTCTTTCAATATCTCCTTAATGGACAATAGCATTTCATTTTTGGCTTCATAAAATTTGTGAGGTTGATTAAGCCATTCCTTGATACCACGTCCTGTGATGTGTATGGGATATTCAAAATGTCGATTTAGAAAAGACTCGTTTTTTAGGCTTGCTGCTTCACGTTGGATTTCCTTTCGACGAATTCTCATTGCCTTTGACTTATCTAACTGTGCCATTAGCTTTTTCACTGCTTTTTTAGCTCCCGGATAGGCGTTCGCTATATACGGGTGCGTGTCGGAAAACAGCTTGCCGTCCTTACCCGGATTGTTGTCCAGCCCAGGGTGCGGGTTGTCGTTTGTCGTGAAGTCGGGAATTTCGGTCACCGGGTCGTCCGTCGAGGAGAGGTCGCACTTGCAGTTCCAGCGGTCACCAGGCCGATGTTGGCTCCAGAACGGGTCGTCGATGGGGCGAACCGTCCCCCAGAATACCATGTGGTCTTTCCCGGGATTGACCGAGGTGGAGGGCATCCACCTCAAATTCGGTAATACGTCTTTCTCCCGCTCGAACTGCTGCCAGTCGGCCGCCTGATGAGCCCGCAAGACCGCCGTGTCATATTCGGTTCGCAACCAATGACCCACCTGGTGCGAGGCGATAGGCATCACCTCTTTCTGCCATTGTTCGAACGGTTTTAAATTGCCGTTCGAATCCAATAACAGGCGTGCCATGTCGTTCTGCATGCGGTGTACCTTGAACGCCGCGAACACCTCGTTGTTCCGCAAGATGGCCGCACGGAAGTCGTCGTCAGGGTCCACAGCCCCGGACTCGTCGAAGCCCTTTTGGGCAGCCTCGTCTATCTTGTTGCAGATCTCGTCGAACAGGTTAATCTCGATGTCGGTCGCCGGGCGGAAGTTCTCGCTGTAAATGTTCCGCAAGGCGCGGCGCAACACCTCGCCGGAGAACTCGAAGCCCGAAGAAACATCGCCCTTCTTCGTTCCGTAAAGGCGGTTGACTACCAGTCTAAAACTGCCCCGCCGCCCGACGGGGCTTTTCCGAAAAAACGGGCCAGCCGGTCGCGGAATGATTTTTTGCGAACAGGTTCGGGCTTCGGCTCCGGATCCGGCTCGGAGCCAGGCTCCTCTATTTCTTCCTCCGCCGGTTTTTGTTGCGTCTGTTGAAGCTGTTTGGCGGCAGCATCTTCCCTTTTCCGCTCCTCTTCCCGTTCTCTTTTCTGCCGCTCGTAGTCGGCCGGCTTCTCGATGCCAAACTCCTCATAGAGGTAGTCGTCGGATATCGGCAGGTTGAACTGCCGGGCAATCTGTGTGAGAATGTTGACCTTTGAGGCGGGGTCTATCTCTTTCTTCTCCGGGAAGCAAAAAACGCCCCCAGAGGTGTCGATGCCCATATGGGAAAAGATATCGGCCATGTCGTAGTTGAGCACGTCGAGGAGATAACGTTTGTCGGCCTCGGCTACCTTGTCCTCCACCTTTTTATGAACGGTTCCGAGAGCCTGCGTGCCGTTACTTGACGATTCCGTGGTCAGCGTGTTGCCGAGGACGAGCTTGGAAATCTCGTTGTTGCACCGTTCACAGAGTCGCTCGTACACATCGGCCGAACCGGTCTTGTTGCCCGCTTCTATAAAGTTGAGTTTGGTTCCCTCGTCGTGGAAGAACTGCGCGAGGCTTCCGATATTCGCGGCGTCCTCTATCGCCCGCTGGCGGGACTGTTCGTCGTCTGAGTTGTAGATATACTCCTGTATGGGCATGCCGAAGAGCTCGGAGAACTGCGACCAGTCTCCCGTGGTATTTCGCTTGTAGATGACCCACGGTGCAGCCTTGGCCAAAAGCCCCAAATTGTCGGGGCTGCCGATGAACAGCAGGTCGGAGTAATTATCCCACGGCAGGCCGACGATGTCCGTCTGGTGCCGGAGGATCAACCGTCTTACGGGATCCACATGCTTGCGGGGAATCAGGTCGTAGTCCACCCATTCCCCCTCCCGGTAGAACTGGCAGAGGGAGAAGCCCCAGAACTTGGCGTCGATGATGTCGCCGACCAGCCGGTTGAACCACGGGGAGCGTATCTGCTCGTTCACCGCGTCGTCGGGCTTACCGTCACGCCTGAACTCGATGTTGGAGCAGAGCACGGCGTTCTTCCGCTTCTCGATTACACAGGTGAGGTGCGTGTCCATGAGTATGTCGGCATACAGATCATACAGTCTGTAACGCCTTGAATAGTCCACGTTCTCGGCGGCGCGGACGGCCGTCATATAGTCGGCGATGTCGATGCCGAAGCGTTTGGGTTGCGTGAGCACGATGACATTCGGCCCTTTCTGTCCGGGAAGCGTCAGGTTGCCCCCAACGGTGATGACACCCTGTTTGTTCTTTCTTGGTTTCTTTGCCATAGTCTTATGTAATTACCAGTGATTTGTCCTCTTTCGGTTGCTCTCGATACGGAAGTTCGCGTTTTTGGCCCGTTCCTCCGCCGGCAGGAGCGGCGCCCCCTCGATGGAAATCTCTTCGGCGGCCACCGCCTTCATCCACTCCACGGCCCGCTCGTAGCGGTCCTTGCGCATGGGCGACAGCTTCTGCGGGTTGTGTATGCAAAAAATGTGATAGACCGCGATGTCGATGACCATCATCAACACCAGCTGGTTGCGCTCGTCCCCGGTGGCGGAGAAGAGTCTGTCGCAGTCGTAGCGTTTCGACAGGTAGCAGCGCATCTCGGCGACAGCCCTGTCCTCGCAGATTTCGATGAGAGGCTCGTCCTCCCGCACGAGGGCGTCCAGAATGTCGCGGTGGATACTCGCGTCATAGTCCCTCAATTCGACAAATTGGCTCATAGGTATAGGGGTTAAAGGGTTATAATCTTCGTTTGTTCCGGCTCCGTATCTCCCTCCGGGTTTTGACCACCGGCGGTTCCGCCCGGTGCATGATCTCGTCGATGACGCGGTTGCCTCCCTCCACGGCGTCGGGTCCGTCCGCCGGATAGCGCAGGGAGAGGGTGAACAGTTTGAACTGGTCCTCCAGCTCCTTCATGTGCGGGTTGTCCCGCTCCGCCTCGTTGAGAATGAGGTTCCCTTCCCGGTTCAAAGGCTCGAGGTTGGCTTCGATACGGGTGCCCTTGTCGGTTTTCTTCTTCTCGTCGCCCCGGATATAGAGCGATACATGCTGCTCCCGCCTGACTTTGGCCACGAGGGGTTTGAACACCTGCTGGAAGAAGGGGTCTTGCAGTTTGTTGTTCTCCATGTAGCAATACACGGGGGCTTTCCCACCGACGAACTCCAACAGCTTGACATACCACCCGATGAATTCGGCGTTCAGGGCTTGGGCGAGGAAGGTCTTGATGACATAGAGGCGGCCGCCGAGCTTGCCGAGCAGCGAGACCGTCTTGAAGGACTTGCCTTTCTTGCCCTTGCTCTCGCCCGGAGCCGGGTCGCCATATGCGACCAGAAACTTAAACTTCGACAGGGGCGGCACCTTGCCGTAGGAGATGGTCTCGAACACCTCGCCGACGGAAATGGGGTTGTTGAAGTACTCCCCCTGCGCCGCCTTGGTGGAAATTTTAGACAGTGTTCGGTCGATAAACTCCTCCGAGTTCTTCTCCGGCCAAGAGGAACGGCCGTTCCGGTCTCGAATGTTCACGATGTCCCAGTGGTCGGCCATGTTCCCGGCCCGCACCACGCAGCAATCTTTGGCGATGATGTTGCCGCAGAAGATGATAAGGGTCGGCTCCGAAATCGAGCGGGTCGGATAGAGGGCGTTCTCCCACCAGTCCCACCGCTTTTGAATCGTGTCCGGGTTCTTGGTGTCCTCGTCGGTGTCGAAATCGTCCACGAGCAGCACGTCCGGGCGAACGGCCTCGTTGCGCGAGCCACGCGGCGACTGTCCGGCGCCGAGCGCCCGGAACGCCACGCCCCCTTTGGTGACAAACTCGTCCTCTGTCCACGAGCCGGGCGTCTCCTGTTTGCCGTAATAGGCCTGTATGCGGCCGTTGGCCTCCAAGTTGGCCCGGTAGGGAGCCAGCAGCCTGACGGCGTTGTCTTTGCTGTTGGAGGTCATGATGACGTTTTTCTTCCGCCCGGTGAGCGTGACGAACATGACGACGAACATGGTGACGGTGGACTTGGCCAGCTCACGGCTCCACGAAAGCACCTCGAACCATTCGTCGTGTGCGATGATGCGCTGTATGGCCCGCTTCTGGAAATCGGCGAACTCATACTTGGCATAGTGCGGAAAGAAGAACTTAATCCACTCCACCGGGTGCCTTTCGAGATACCGGCGGTGCTTCTCCCGGTCGGCGGCGGACATGGATTTGTCCACCGGCGTGGCCCTATCGATGTCCTCCTTGAACTTCTCCCAGTCGAGGAGGGCTGTTCTGTCGATCTGTTTCATGGGCGGTCGTTTATAGTTTGTCCTTGATATAAGCGTCCGCCAGCCTTGTCAGTTCTTTTGCCTTTTCAAGGTCGAACGGACGGAGCCATTCGATAAAACCGGTGAGCACGCTGATGATGTCGGCGATACCCGTCTCCTGCTCCATGTTCCGAATGGCGGCCGACAGCTTGCCGAGAATGTCGGCCTCCTTGGAATTGGGGAAGCGCTCCCCCTCCGCCCTGGTCGAGATGACCCGGTTGATTTCGGCCACCTGCCGGTAGAGGTTTGCTACCTGTTCCTGCCGGGTAAGGGTCAGCCCGGCCTTCTGCTCCTCCCATTTTCCGGCACGCACCCAGTTGGAAACCGTCACGCGGGATACACCCACACGCTCCGCGATTTCCTGCTGCGTGAGGTTTTCCCGCAGGTATAAAGTCTTTGCCCACTCTTTCTTTTGGGCATTTGTCAAATCTGCCATAATGCGTTACTGCTTGTGATTACACTGCAAAAATGCCCTAAAATTCCCGCGAAATAAAAACCTTTCCGCACGATGTGAACTTGTGAAAACACCATGACGTCATAGCGTTACACGATAAAAATGTAATTTTTATAGGCTGTTGTTTTGTCGCATTTTTGCGTTGTGAACCGGCGCGTCCATGCGCCAAAAAACAAAGGACAATGAGCAGATTTTTCAACATACAGACCGACGCAGAGGGAGCGAGCACGATTTTCCTCTATGGTGACATCGGGGATTCTTACGAGGTGCAGAGCGGGCGGGTGGCCCGGGAACTGCTGGAAGCCGAGAAGGCGGGCCGCCGGGTCAATATTCGCATTAACAGCAACGGCGGTGAAGTCTATTGCGGCATCGCCATTTACAACGCCATCAAGAACAGCAAGGCCGATGTGCACATCTATGTGGACGGCATTGCGGCAAGTATGGCCAGTGTGATAGCCCTGTGCGGCAAGCCGGTGGAGATGAGCAAGTACGCGAGGCTGATGTTGCACAGCGTGAGCGGCGGCTGCTACGGCAACAAAAAGGATATGCAGAAGTGCATCGAAGAGATAGAGAGCCTCGAGGACAGCCTCGGGGATATATACGCTGCCCGTCTCGGTATGACGAAAGAGGAGGTCAAAGCCCGGTTTTTCGATGGCGAGGACCACTGGCTGACGGCGGACGAGGCGCTCCGGCTCGGCTTTATCGACGGCATCTATGACGCAGAACCGGTTCCGGCGGGCAGCACCCCGGAACAGATATACACTTTATTCAATAACCGGCTCGCAGAGCCAAAAAACAAAAGCAAAATGAATTTGGAGGAAATTCGAAAACACCCCTCGTTTGCCAATTGCAAGAACGAGGAGGAAGTAATCGCGCAGGCTCAGGCCTACGCCAAGGAAGCGGGCCGGGTATCCGGTCTTGAAGAGGAAAACACCGGTCTGAAAGAACGGTTGAAAGCGTTCGAGGACAAAGAGGCCGCCGACAAGGAGGCCACCCGCAAGGCTTTGCTCGACGCCGCCGAGGCGGACGGGCGCATCAATGCCGCTACTCGTTCGGTTTATGAGAACATTTTGAAGTCAAACCCGGAAGAGGGGGAAAAGGCATTAAAAGCGCTCACTCCGAAACGAAAGGTCATGGAGGACCTGAATGTGGAGCCGGGAGGCGATAGCCCGTGGAACAAGCGTATGAATGAAATCAAGAACAAACTTAACAAGCAATAACATGGCGATAGTAGTAAAAAACACCAATTACAACGGCGAGGTGCTGGAGCAGCTGCTGACCCTCGCCGCCACCGGCAACGAGATTGTGGAGAAAGGCCTTATCATGGTCATTCCCGGTGTGGAAAAGAAAATCAGCCTGCCCCGCCTGAGAAGCGGGAAGATGCTCCAGAAGCGTAAAGAGAACCCCGGCGTGGAAGATTCGAAGGGCAATTTCAATTACGACGAAAAGAGCCTCGACCCGAAGGACTTCATGGCCTTCACCGTGTTCAATCCCCGCGCCTTCGAGCAGATCTGGCGCAAGTGGCAGCCGAAAGGCAACCTCGTGTTCGCCGAATTGCCTCCCGAAGCACAAAACGCCCTTCTGGCCGAGCTTGCCAAGCAGGTACAGTTCGAATTAGGTGACCATTACATCAACGGCGAATACGGCGACGATGATGACCATCTGTTTAACGGTATCCTCACCCAAATGGCCAAAGATACGGAACTCATCATCGTGGACAGTGAGGAAACAACCATGCTCGGCAAGTTGAAAGCCGTTCGGAGCGCTATCCCCAAAGCAATCCGTAACAACCCGAACCTGCGTATCATCATGAGTATCGATGATTTCGACAAGTACGATGACGAACTGACGGAACGCGAAGCTAAGAACGCGAGCGAGACGGACGTGAACGCACATCGTTACAAGGGTATCGCCATCGAGACTTTGGCTGCATGGCCCGACGATCTGATTGTGGTCACGTTGTGTTCGATGGGCGCAGACGGAAACCTGTTCGCCGCCGTCAATCTGCAAGACGACGAGAATGTCATTCAGATAGACAAGATTTCCAATGCCAGCGAGTTGTACTTCTTCAAGATGCTGATGAAGGCTGATACCAATATCGCTTTCGGGGAGGAGACCGTGGTTTTGGACAGCCGCAAAAGTCCCGTATTTCAGCCGACTGCAAAAACCATTTCTGCCGACCCGACCACGGTGGCTATTCCGGCAGAGGGTGGCAGCAAAGAAGTGACCGTAACAGCCAGCGGTGAATACACCGTAGGCGCCGCTCCGGCTGGATTTGAAGTCGAGGAGACCGAGACCGGCGTGACCATTTCGGCGGAGGCCAACGACACAGGTAACGCAAAGAGTGGGACATTGACCATCACTCTGAATTCGGACGAGTCAAAGACTGCGAAGATAACCATCTCGCAAGCCAAACAAGGAGCCTAACCCATGGGAAAGTTGAGGTATCTGGTCCTGCACTGTACCGCTACCCCCGAGGGGCGTGAGGTGACCTCCGACGAAATTCGCCGGTGGCACACCTCGGCACCCCCTGCCGGGCGAGGCTGGAAGCAGGTGGGCTATACCGACATGATTCACATCGACGGAAGCGTGGAGCGCCTGGTCGACAACAACGAGGATGCGCAGGTCGATTCATGGGAGATTACCAACGGGGCAAAAGGGTACAACACGACAGCCCGGCACGTTGTGTACGTGGGCGGTGTCGCCGCCGACGGCAAGACTCCCGTGGACACCCGCACCCTCGCACAGCGGGAAGCGATGGAAACCTACGTGAAGGATTTCCACCGGCGCTTCCCCGACGTGGAGATTGTCGGCCACAACCAGTTGGCGGCGAAAGCCTGCCCCTCGTTCGACGTGCGGGCTTGGTTGAAATCAATAGGAATAAACCCATAAAAAAAGAATGAAATGAAAAAGTTGATTTGTTTTTTCATGCTGATACTCGTGTTTGTATCAGCCGCATTTGCCCAAACGGGCGATGTATCCACCGGTACAGATTATGACAGCATGATCGCCACTTTTGCCGGATTTGCCGGTTGTGTGGTATTGCTGACGGAAGGTATCAAAGCCCTGTTTCCCAAGATGAACGGACTGCTTACCCAGCTTGTCAGTTGGTGTGTCGGTATGGCGGCCGCCATGCTGCTATGGTGGCTTGATGCCGGATTCGTGTCGGACATCCAATGGTATATCGCCCTGCTTTACGGTTTAGGAGCCTCCTTCGTGGCGAACGGGATTGCGGATACGGGACTGGTTCAATGGCTTATCGGCCTTATCGCTAAAAAGTCGGGAAGCAAGTCATAAACAGGCAGTCCTATGGAGTTCAGTGAAATGCTTAACTGGATACTGGGCGGCGGCCTGTTGGCGGCGGTTGTCGGACTTCTGACTCTGAAAGCGACCGTCCGCAAGGCGAATGCCGAAGCGGAGAAAGCGAAGGCGGAAGCCGAAACAGTCCGGATAGGCAACACTGAACAGGCCACCCGGATATTGATAGAGAACATTGTCGAACCCTTAAAAAAGGAGTTGGGTGAAACACGCGAAGAACTTCGTTCTACCAAAGAAGAATTTGGTGAAACCAAGCGGGAATTTGGAGCAACCAAACGGGAAATGGCACGCCTGCGCAAGGCTGTCGAGTCGGCTAACAGTTGTAGGTTTAGCGTCGATTGCCCTGTCCTTTTCAAGTTGCGCGACCTCCCGAAAAGCAACACAAAAGGTGCAGGTGGTGGAGATGGAGCACAGAGACAGCCTCGTGCAAGAAGTTCGCCGGGTACGGACGGAAACGGTACCGATGTCGGAGGTGAAGATGGAGATACCGATGGACAGCCTCCTTAAACTGCCGGAGGGCTCATCGTTTCACGCCAAAAGCGGACAGGCCCGTCTCGACATCGGCAAGGGGAAGGAACCCACGACCATTGTGGTATATGCCTCTTGCGACAGCTTGCAACGACAGTGCGAGTATTACGAGAGATCTTCGTCGGCGTGGCGCGAGCGCTACGAATACCTGACCGGACTGTACGAAGCGGAAACAAAACGGCATTCAAACCCCGTTAGAATCTTTTTCGCAGGGTTCGGCATCGGCATAGCGATAACTATTTTAGCAACAATAATCATCAAAAACAGACTGAAAAATGGCAACTAAGAAATTCATCTACGGCATAGCCGTCGTAAAGTTTAATCAAAAGGAAATTGGCTACATCGAAAAAGGTAGCTGGGACTGGGGCGGCACAAAGGCCGAAAGTACCGACATTGAAGCCGAACAGGTGCCCGATGCCCCCGTGCTGACGCTGGCCAACAAGAATGCAACCATCGCTCCCACGTTCAACCTCATTCAGTTGGATTACGAGAACATACAGGCCGTCCTGGGTGGTACACTGGTAGGCAGTACCGGGTCGTACACCGGCTGGAAAGCTCCCACCGACTTGGTAGAGCTTCGCGGCCCGTGGGAAATCCAGTTCGTGAGCGGACAGACGATGAAGATTCCCAACGGTACCATTATGGCCAACTTGGGCGGCAAGCTGACGCTGACCGAGGTTTCCAAGATAGAGTGCCAGCTGAAAGTGAACAAGCCGGAGGAAGCGGACACCGCTCCTTACGAAATCAACGACACTCCATCGGAATAACGTATGGACGAGAAAGTCGCACGCCTCATACAGCGCGAGGGGGCGGCCGCCCTATTGGACCGGGGCGTGTCCGTCCCCTTGAAGGATATCCGTCTCCCGTTCTGTAAGCCCCTCAGGCTGCGGGTGGTCATGCGCAGGCCCCGGCTGGGCGGCCTCATGCGGCTGGCCCGGGTGTACCTCTCGTTAGGGGTGACGGCGGAACAGATGAACAAGTTTACGAAGGAGGAGGAAATGGCCTTTTTGGCGACCCACGGCAAACAGGTGAGCCGCATGGTGGCCTATACCCTGTGTCGCGGCTGGATCAGCCGCCGGCTGCTCGTCGGGGTCACTGCCTGGTGGGTGCGCAACTTTATGGAACTGCCTTTCCTGATGGCCGCCATGCGCAGCTTCATCTTCCTGCTGGGCACCGACCCTTTTATGAATATTATCAGATCAGTCGAGCGGACGAACCCGATGAAGCTGAGACTGAGCCGCCCAAGAAAGGGGAGTTAAAGACGGTATTCGAGCCCTCCCATAGCCCCTTCGGTTTTATCTGGCAGGTGGCCGACGCCACCGGCTGGAGTGTAAAGTACATACTGGAAGGTGTCAACTTCCAAACCTTGATCATGATGCTGGCCGACGCCCCACGCTATATCCGAAAAAGACAGGAGGAGAAGAGTGTGGAGGACGAGGCTGCCGACATCGTAGGATTTTTTCAAAGCAACCTGAAAAAGTGATATGGCAACAAAACCGGTAGAGATAGAGATTATTATGAAAGACCGCCTGTCGGGTGGTCTCGACAAGGCAGGCCGCAAGGTGGACGAGCTGAAAGGAAAGACAGCTTCGGCGAATGCTGAACTGGACAAACAAGCCCAAAAATTGCGCGACTCCATAGCTCTGCTCGAGAATCAAATGGAAGAATTGCGCAGGGCCGGGCAAAACGCCTCCCCGAATCTCGACCAGCGTGAGAACATTGCCGGAATTGAAGTCCTCCAGAAGCAGATAGCCGAACTGGAGGCGCAGTTGAAACATTTGGATGCAACTGCTGAAAGCACACAGACCATACCGCCCGAATTACCTGCGGCCAAGCAACAATTCAACGGCCTGCACATGAGCATCCAGCAGATGGCCAGGGAGATGCCCTCTCTGGCCATGGGTCCCCAAATGTTTTTCCTCGCCATCTCCAACAACCTGCCCATCTTCGCCGACGAGGTGCAAAGGGCGAAGCGTGAATATGAAGGCCTGGTAAAGGCTGGACAAAAAGGGGTGCCCGTATGGCGGCAAATTCTCTCCTCTCTTTTCTCGTGGCAGACTGCACTGACCACAGGCATCATGCTGCTGGTCATGTATGGCGATGAGATTGTCGACTGGGTGAAGGGGCTATTCAGTGCCAAAGAGGGAGTCGACGCCTTGAAAAAGTCCCTGCAGGAGAAAAACGAGGTGGAAAAAGAGGGGCATGCCGTTTCAGTACGTACCCGGGCCGAGTTGGACAATACCATTAGTGAGCTGCGAGATTTTGTTGGTACGAAAGAGCAGGAGAAGAGCAAAGTGGATGAACTGAATCGTAAATACGGTGACGCTTTCGGTTCATACAAGACATTGGCCGAATGGTATGACGTGCTGATACAAAAGGGTAATGCCTATATTGAATCGCTGTTCAATCAGGCCAAGGCCCAGTCGTATATTAAGAAAGCCGTAGAGGCCGACGAAAAGGCCAACGAGATACGCAGCAAGGGTAAGGAAGAGTACCGCCCGTTTTGGGGCCCCGGCGGAAAGGCCTACATGTTTTTTGGTGGAAGCAATATCGGTCACTACGGCAGTGACCCGGCTGAGACCGCGTTTAACAAGGCATTGCAAGAAGTAGAGAATGAAAAGCAACACTATCTTAATCAAGCCGAATGGTTTCAGCAAGAAAATTCCCGAATCATCAAAGAGTCTGGCCTTTCCGACTATCGGCCGATTACGCCCGAAGCTCCCGCAGACAATTCTACCAAGAACCAGGCCGAGAATAGAAAGCAGGCTCAGCAAAGGTTGAATGACGAGCTGCTGGCACTGGAGAGACAGAATCAGGACGAAGAGCTTGACCTGATGGATGAGGGTACGGCAAAGCGGCTGGCACAGATTGATGCCGACTACAACAAGCGCAAAGCCGAGATAGAGAAGACAGCCCGTGGGCTGGCTGAGCTAAACAAGAAAGCCGGAGTCGCCGGTACCAATGCCTCCGGGTTGACCGATGAGCAACAAAACGAAATTGACAGGGCCAATGAGTTGAACGAAGAGAAACGGCAACGGAATGTGGCCCAAGCATACCAGGAAGAATTCAGCGCCATGCAAGAAAACCTTCGGGCATATGGCACTTACCAGCAGCAGAAGTTGGCCATAGCCGAGGAGTATGCGACCAAGATAAGCAAAGCCTCTTCAAATGGAGAAAAACAACGTCTTGAGGTAGAACGAGACAGCCTTCTTTCCGGCATAGAATCCCAGGAGCTGAAAGCCAATATAGATTGGAGCGTGGTATTTGGTGAGTTTGGGAGTATGTTCCACGATATAATTGCGCCTGAATTGGAGAAGGCAAAGGCTTATATGCAAACTGATGAGTTTCGTAATGCCGACCATGACAGCCAGGAGGTGTTTATGAATGCCATTAGGCAGATGGAACAATCTTTGGGCGGGGCAAAGAATGTAAACTTTAAAAAATTAGGAAGTGATATCACTGCATATCAGAAAAGCCTTGTCTCCTTAAAAGAGGTGCAGAGTACCTACGCAGACTCGTACAAAGAATTGTTGGAGGCTCAACAAAAATATGAAGAGGCTATGGTCTCCGGTACACAGGAGGAAAAGGAAGTAGCCAAAGAGGCTCTTGAAACGGCGCAGATGAACGAAGCCGCGGCAGCCCAAAACGTAGAGTCGATGCAGACTATCACCGATAATGCAAAAAAAACGGTTACAGATACGGCTACCACCCTCAAATCCTCTATGGAAGGAGTGGTGGGTGGATTGCAACAAATCGCATCGGGAAGCCTGAGTGGGGCGTATGATGGTCTTATCACCTTGGGAAACTCCGCCGAAAAAATGGGTGGAGTCCTCGGTAAAGCATTTGGCAAAGTGGCCGATGCGCTGGAAGATGTGCCCATCATCGGCTGGATTGTAAGCATTATAGATGTTTTCAAAGATGGACTTAGCGTTGTCGTCGGCGGATTGCTCGATGCCGTATTCAATGCCGTGAGCGGAATCCTATCCGATATCCTTTCAGGAGATCTTTTTGTGACGATTGGCAATTCCTTATTAAAAGGAATCGGAAATATTTTCGATGCGCTGACTTGGGGAAATTTCAGTTCATGGGTAGGAAGTGGCGACAGCGACCCTCGTCTGGAGGAAGACATTGAACATCTGAGCTCTACCAATGAAGCTCTCATCAGTTCCATTGAGTCGTTGACCGATGAAATAAAAAATACCTCAGGTCAATACGCGACTGACCTCTATGAAAAGCAGGTTGCCAATCTTGACGCCTCCGAGGCTAATAAACGGGAACAAATGCAACGTAGTGCTGCCGCATACAGTAATGGTTTTTTGGGGATTGGCGGTAAAAAATCTTCTAATAAGAGAATTGATACAGCCATGAGCGACTACGACTGGCAGCGCATCAGCGATGTGGTCGGGAGGACGATAGACGAGGCCGCCGATTTTTGGGGACTTTCGAGCGAAGAGATGGCTAAGGTTGCCCGAGACGTTCCCGATCTGTATGCCAAAGTCAAGGACTATGCCAGTGAGGGGTATAAGGATGCGGCCCAGTATATGGACGACTACATCGCCTTCGCCGAGCAGCGTAAAGAGCTTGAACAGGCCTATTACGATAGCGTCACGCAGGTCTCTTTTGACAGTCTGTACAACAACTTTATTGACATGCTCATGGACATGGAGTCGAGTTGGGAGGATTTCGCCGACGACTTGAGCGAGACGTTTATGCGCACCATGCTCAAGACCGAACTGGACAAGCAGCTCAAATCGGAGGTGGATAAATGGCGTAAAGCCTATGGCGATGCGATGGCCGACGGCAACTTGGACGACAACGAAATCGAGTGGCTGACAGACTGGTGGCAGTCGATCGTTAATCAGGGTATCGATATACGCGACGGCATCGCTGCTGCAGCTGGCTATACCGGCGACAGTGGCACGAGCCAAAGCGGGAAATCGGGCGGTTTCACCGCCATGAGCCAAGACCAGGGTACCAAGCTCGAAGGGCTCTTTGTCTCCGGCCAGATGCACTGGTCGAGCATGGACGACAAGATGAGCGATGTGAGCGAGCAGATGGGCGTAGCCGTGGACCACCTGCGGCGCATCGAGGAGAACACCGGCACCAGTGCCAGGCACCTGGGAGAGATAAAGGAGGACATCAAGAAGATCGTGAGAGACGGGCTTAAAATGAAATAAGTATGGATACAATATTGGGAGGTAAGGTCATTATTAACGGAGTAGACATTTGGCAAATGTATGGTGCTTTCCTGGTCGAGAAGAAGCGGGGCGACCGCAACAACCTGAAAGCCATCATGGCACCGGCAAAAACCAAGTCGCACGTGGCCGTGGATATTCGCGAAGAAAACGGAGAGAAGTATTCGGCCGTGCTCGACGTGAAGAACCAGGCGCGCGACGTCAAGCTCTACTTTGCCCTCTATGCCGACACCCGGGAGGCCTGGTTGTCACAGTACCGGGCATTCATCGCCATGCTGAAGCAGGGCGACGGTGGTTGGCTCGACATCAATTTCCCCGACCTGGAAATGACTCTTCGCACCTTCTACAAGGAGGCGAGCGATTATGAGCCGCTCACTTATCTCTGGAAAGTGGGCAAGCAGGCCAGCCGGTTTTATGTGACATTCCGCGAGCCTGTCCCGGCTATTTGAATGAACTTATAACAGCATTAAAACGACCTTAAAACAGCATACGAGATGATAACGATTTACGACAGCGACGGCATGGTGAAAACACAGGTACCCTGTGACGACAACTCGACGCAAGAGATGGAGTTGCAGGGCGACAACGTGCTCAGCCTGTCGTTCACGCTCTACGAACACGTGCCCCTCGAGGTGAATGACTACGCCGAGTTCATGGGCCGACGTTACTGGCTTATGGAGCGTTATCACCCCGAGCAAACATCTACAATTGAGTGGAAATATGCCGTCAAGCTCTACGGCATCGAAAGCCTGGTAAAGCGATTCCTGGTCATCAACGACACGGATGGCGACGACGAACCGGTCTTTACCTTGACCGCTCCGCCTCGTGACCACGTTGCCCTGATCGTCAAGAGCATCAACAACGGCATGGGCACAACCGACTGGAAGGTGGGCACGGTCGAGGGGACCGACAATATCGTCATCGACTACTTCGGCAAGTATTGCGACGAGGCCCTCAAAGAGGTGGCCGAGAAGGCTGGCAACCGCGCCGAGTGGTGGGTCGAGGGGCAAACCGTCAACATCTGCCGCTGCGAACAAGGCGAGGAGGTGACGTTGGCCTACGGCAAGGGCCTGCTCTCGCTGAGCAGCGACATGGCCGACAACGCCAAGTTCTACACCCGGCTCTATCCGGTGGGCAGCAGCCGCAACATCGACCCCGAGAAATACGGGCACACCCGCCTGCAACTCCCCGGCGGCGCGAAGCACGTCGATGTGAATGTCGACAAATACGGCGTGTGGCATCACTACGAGGCCGAAGCCTTTGCCGACATCTATCCCAGGCGCATCGGCGTCGTGAGCTCGGTGCGCAAGGAAGAGGCGAAAGACGAAGATGGCAATCCCTTTACTATCTGGTATTTCAAGGACGACACCCTCGATTTCGACCCAAATAAGCACGAGCTGGCCAACCAGGTGAAGCGTGTGTCGTTCCAGGAGGGATCGAAACTGGCCGGTCTGGGCGACGAGGCCGACGGTACCTATTATTTTGAGGTGAATTTCAATAGCGATACGCGGGAATTTGAAATCATCACCATCTGGCCTTATGACGACGACACACAACTGCCCAACGACGCATTGTGTCCAAGGGATAAGGATAAATATATCCTGTGGAACATACGAATGCCTGAAAAGTATTACCCGATGGCCGAGCAGGAGTTCAAGGAGGCAGTCGACAGGTACAACGAGGAGAACGCCATCGACGTGAGCCGCTACAAGGCACCGACCGACCACGTCTATGTCGAAGATCACGACATCGACCTCTATGTGGGGCGACGGGTGCGGCTCGAAAGTGACAAATATTTCCCGGATACCGGCTATCGCAGCAGCCGCATTACCAAAATCACGCGGAAGGTGAACCTTCCCTCGCAGGCCGACATCGAAATCAGCGATGCCACGAGCACCGGTGCGATGGCAACCATCAACAGCAACATCACCGCGGTGGAGAATTATGTACGGGAAGCCACGTCGGGCTCTTTTCCCGACCTCATACGTAGTTGGGACAACACCCTGCCGACCGACAACAACGTCTTCAGCGCACGGCGGGTGTTGAAAGAGGCCCTCAGTCGCCTGCGGCCCGACACCGCCCAAGCTAAAATCACCTTTCTGCAAGGTCTCGACATCGGCAACTACTCCTCCCTTGTGAGCGGCGGAACCTTCCGCACCGACGAGCAGGGCAACACCTATATAGAAGCCGACAACATCTTTATTCGCAAAAAGGCTATCATACAGGAGACACAGGTCAACCGAGTCACCCACATCGCTGGCGAATACATCATCAGCTCGGCCTCCTTCGCCAGCCTCTTCCGGGTGGAGGAATTCGAGACTTATTACCGCTGCTATGCAGACGACGGAACTGTCGCCCCCCAGAACGATTTTGTCGTAGGCGATATGGCCATCTGTCGGGCAGTTGATAGAACGTCGGTATTAAAGCCCCGCTATTACTGGCGCAAAGTAGTAGGTATCGGTGATAACTACATCGACCTCTCCAAAACCGACGCCGATACCGGTTCAGACATACCCGTAGCCGGCGATGCTGTAATCCAGCTCGGTTACGACCCCGCCGTGGGTGGTACCGAAGAGCCCATGCGCCAGAATGCCATCATCATATCGTCCGTCGCCATCGACGCCCCCAGCATCAAGATGTTGCAGGGCATCGACTCCTACACTTTGGAAGGAAAAGAAATCATCGCCCAAGGATTCGACATGACCACCGCCCGGGCCTTCCTCAAAGTCCTCGGCGACCTCGCTGTCGGTGCCCCCGACCAAAGCTCCTATCTGGTCTACGACTCAACAACCAAAACCCTTCGAATCAAAGGCAAACTCATCACCGAGCATTACGACGACCTCGACAAGGCCCTCGAGGAGCGCGAATATCTCAAAGAAGCCTTTCGTAACGATACCACCATCGACGGGGGTATCATTGCCACGAGTCTCGTGCAGCTCGGCTATCGCACCCCTGAGGGCGAGTACATCGTCATGAGCGGGGTGAGCGGCCTCGACCAGGGCACCAGCAGCATCTCCTATTGGGCGGGTGGCAACCCCGTAGACCGCTTTACCTACGACGAGCAGTCTGGGGAATACACCGAAAAGGAAGGACTTGAAGGTACCGAGGCCACGGCTCTGATCCGCATGGACGGTACCGGCTATTTGGCCGCCGGCAATATCCGATGGAACAAGAAGGGAAAGATAGACACCAACCTCGGAGCCTTCTACTTCGGCGACAAACTCATCGACGCCTACCTCAATATCTTCGAGCTTCACGAGGATGCGGAGATCGGGAAGCTGCTCAACGTGACCCCGCTGGTACCCTTCACCGACCTCGACGTCGACGACCGAGTCACCATCGGCGGGGCTACCTTGGTGTGGGATTCCGTCAACAAGGCCATTAAAGTGTACGATTCGAAAAACGGGGAACCGATAAGCCTCTATACCACCGGCTCTCTCTCGGCACTTGGCATCGGCAACCTCGAAGGGGGTAGCGGTGGAGGTGGTGGGCTCATCAGGCTCGTGCACGGCTTCGACGAACTTGGCGGCACATTCGACAACGCCACACTCACCGACACCTTCAACGCCTACACCATCAACGAAATCTGGAAACTCGCCAGCGCTGGCGCATCTACGATAGGTTCCGGCAATGTGGTGACGGCCGTCAACAAGACGGCCTTGGGTATCGTCGTGTCAAAAGGAATTACCGTCCCCGACTGGGCACAGCAACCCAACAAGCCCACCTATTCGCTGGCCGAAATCAATAACGTAAGCGGCACCTACACCGCCCTGACCGCAGGCAAAGCCCAAAATGCCGATTACGCCACGAATGCAGGATATGCCACCTCTGCCGGAACTGCCGCCAACACCAATGCCTTTTTCAATAAAGACATTTACCACTACCAAGAGGCCGGATGGATCTCCCTAACCGCTCATAAATACATCGACGGTACAAGCTACTGGTACTGGAACAAAATAGCCACCGTCACCGACAACAACACCAACTATTCCGGCATAGTCATCGAAATCGAAGCCATCGAAAACTATGTATACAGCAGCGCGGTTTACAGCCGCCTCTACATCACTTGTGGCGAAGGAGCCACTTCGCTCAATCTGATGACCGTCAAAAAATCGAAATCGCAACGAGAACTCTATATACAGGCTTGCATCGATGCCGAAGGCAATGTGTGGGTAAAGACCAACGTCCAATGGAAAAACCAGTTTCGATACCGGATTATCGGGAAAGACTACCTTTACATCGACACCTATACAGGCAACATCGAAACTACCCCCGACAAGCCGGCCAATACCAGCAACGCAATAGAAAACGCCGTAGTCGTACTGCAAGATGGTAGTTTCACCTATTTCGACAATACCTGTACCCTCTGGGGACAGCCCTTCGACGGCACTGGAAACATTAGAGGCGACCTCACGGGAGTAGGAAATATAACCATGAGCGGCAACCTCACAGCCCAAGGCTCGGTCACTGCTCTAACGACTTCGGACATGCGTTTGAAGCGAGATTTCGACTATACCCGAAGTTATACCGACAGGCTCTTGGCTATGGGCAGGGTATGCGATTTCCGATACACCGAAAAAGCACGGAAGCGTAACAAGGGCGGCGTGGACGATAACACCCATACGGGATTGATATACCAAGAGGCCGGGAAGGTATTGCCATCGATGGCTTACGAGACGGAGGACGGTTACGGCGCCCTTAATTACCTTTCACCCGACTATATCAACACGATTGCCGGTGCAACGCAGGAGACCGCCCGTCTGGTTAAAGCCCTTAAAAAAGAGGTGGAACGATTGAAAAAGGAATTGTCCGAATTAAAAGAGAAAGGAGGAAAGTGAGCGTATGGCCATCGATAAAAACAAGATAGCAGCCCCGGTAGCGATAACCGACCCGTATAACCTGCTGGGAATATACCCGAAGAACGGGGTATGGGACGTGGCCGACATTGTTGCCCTCGAACGCCCCCTGTTGCAGGGTGGCCGTCCGGGACGTATCAACAAATGGAGCCGTCATAAACCCGTGCGCTATCCGCAGGCTGCGCCGCTATCCGACAACTATCCCCAACAGGCCGGCGGGGTCACGACATATATCGACCAGTGGGAAGGGAGCGACACCGACAAAAATCAGGGCATACGCTATGGGCTGAAAGCCACGATACCGCACGGAACGAATATCGTCGCTATCCATGACACCTCCTTCGACTATGTGGCCTATCCCCACCCGGGTACGGATTTTTGTCGCCTGAGCGATTTCGACGGCTACGACCATAACGCAAAACCCAATCTTACCGGAAGCAAAATTGATGAAATCAGTGCGGACGTGCCGTATCTTTTTGTCGACATCAACTATTACGACACTTCGGTGAATCCCACCGGCGTACCCGTCGAATCGTGGCTGTCGCTGGCCTCCGACAAGAGTATCGGCGATTATTACCCGGCTATTTTGGTAACCGATGGAAATGGAAGCAGTTTTGCCCGATTGCTGACAAATACCTCGACAAATACCGTAACCACCTTGCGGATGGGCAATGTGTGGTACTCTGCTTTCAAGGTGAAGTTTTTCAGTGACGGCGTCATCGTCAGGCCTCCTGCAGGGCAAAGCGACACATTCCCCGGAAAGGCCACGAACGAATCGACACTCAAAATTACTCTCTTCCTTATCGATAAGAAGACCTTCGAATACTGGACAGCCGTCGACACCCAAATCACCGTGGCCGACTACTTTCCCGTACCCAACGCCATAGCCATGACGGCCCAGGTTACAAGTCGATATGTCTACGTGAAACTGGGTCGATTCTTAGCCATCACAGGCAATTACCAGACCGCCGCCATTGCCCTATCATACAGCTTCCCCAATGGCAATCCGCCAAACGGTACCCGATACGAATTCGAAATCATTACCCAAGGATACGGCTCTTACAAAGTCATGCAGACATTTAACTCCGGACTTATAGCACAAGTTAGAGCGACCATTCAACAACTCACAGGCTCCAGACCCACAACAGGCACTCACACCTACACCGTTTCGGCCAAAGTGCGCCCGGTAGACGACTATGGCACCGTAATCGACAACGTGATGGATTCTTTGCCTCAAACAGCAATACAAATTATCGTAACATAACCCTCTTAAAAAGCAACGTATGATTGAATTAGTGAAAATCAGCGAAAACATCAGCCGCTCCTATAATGGAGAAGAACCGGTAGAAACCCTTCAATCGGTCAACTACCGGATTATGGAAAACGGTGTGGAAAAAGGTCATGTCACTGTCGGGCAAGGCAGTTTTAACATGAATGTCTATTCCATGACCTCAACCGTCGAAGAGACAAAGGGCCTTGTGGAAAAAATGTTCAACGCATTATCCGATGGCAGCGATGAGTGACAAAAAGTACGAAGAGAAATACTCGTGGGAAGGTATTAAGGCCGGTTTGGAGTTTTCAGGTATGAATGGTGCCCCCATCGATGTGGAGGGACTGAAATTCCGCTTCATCTATCGGGATCAATACGGCCGGACGTGCGAAGTCTCGCAGGAGGGTGACAAGCGGGTGAATTGTGTCCTTCGAGACGGCGAGCTGATAGCCGTATTCGAGCCGAACACTTTCCGTAAGGGAGTCCTTACCGTAGAAAGGCATTATTGCCGTACCGACTCCGATTTCGCGAGCGGAGTCTGGGAGTATGGCGGTGAGGACGAGACGAACATTAAAATCGTGTGAGGTATGGAGAAGTGCGATTACGTGATGGTGAAAGAGCGGATAATTGTGCCGGATGCCGTCGCGGTAAAAGAGCAGATCGTCGTGCCCGATGCCGTTGCGGTGAAAGAAACGGTAAGCGTGCCGGTGGAGGTGCGCATAGAGCGGATGCCGGCGTATCACCCCGACCCTTTGTGGCCGAATTTGGAATCTTGCCCGGCAGGACATATCTGGGCCGTCTGTTACAGCTTTGACGAAGGAGATTACGATATCTGTTTTTTCCAAACCTATGTGGAGGGAAAAGTGGACTGGGGCGACGGCGAGAGCGAAGATATTTTAAACCGGTATGCAAGAGCCTCGCACCACAAGTTCGTTCGGGGAACAGGTCGTACGGACAGCCGGGGCCGGGAGTTCTGGTTAGTGGACATCGCGGCGGAAGATAAAAGTTCCGGTATATATGGCGGACTCACATTTTCCCGATACGGGAACAACAGCTACAATACATTGGACATCGACGGGCGAAACGGAATCGTCGCACTTTGCATAGGGGAAGGTTTGAAATTCCAAGTGACCGTATCGGAGGAGTATATCCATCCGCTGCTCGAATATGTGCGGGTGAAGGGCGACGAAGTGTGGAAGCCGGTAAGTTTCGGCTTGATTTACTCGGTCAAAAAGGTGAGGTACAACGAGAAGGCGAGAGTGGAATATCTGATCGGAAGCCCTGTCCCGGCTTCGTATTTCGATTTCCCGTTTCGGATTGAACGTTGTCGGTATTTTGCCAATGTCTCGTATCTGGGCAATTCGAGAATCGACCGGGAAGTGTTGGATTTCAGCACTTGCGAGTTGAGTAGTACGAATTACAATTCGAATCCGAACCGTACCGGTATCTACAGCATAGCGAACAACACGAGGTTCTTGGAAGTATTGCGCATGCCGAAATTGTACGACCGATGCACTCAAATGAACGACTTTATCTCGAATTCGAATATCCGGCGGATAGAATTTCAGCCGGGCGACAGTCTGGCGAATTGTAAAAACATAATCCGATTCGCCAATAGCTGTACCCTGTTGGAAGAAGTGGAGAACTTCCCGGGAGACTTGGGCAAGAATGTGGAGAATGTGGACTGCTGGGATATATTCTCATATTGTTATTCGCTACGCCTGACAGAGGTGAATTTCCCGTATGCGAAGATGCGTAGGGTCAGCTTTCCCGGCACGGATACCCGCCGCAGGGTACCGATAAGCAGGCTGGTGTTTCACCCGGACAGCCCGTTCGACCAAAAAGGCGATGCGAATCATATCAATATCAAATATTGCCGATTCGAGCGGAGAGGACTGGTGGAACTGTTCGAGCTACTGCCTGACTTCTCGGGAGGGACGACTCGCCAAATCGACATCACAGGGAATCCCGGCGCGGAGGAACTGACGGAAGAGGAACGGCAGATCGCCACGGATAAAAACTGGATAATCGTAGGGTAAAGCAAATAGAGAGATACATGCAAACGAAAAAAGCGAAAAAGGGATATCTGTTGGTGTCCCGAAAAGAAGGCTCCCTTTCCGTTACCGACCGGGTTTCCGCTCCGGACGGAACCGACCTGACAAATTGGGAGGAACTCCCCGAGGCGGAAGCGAGAGAACTGGAACGAGTGTTTAACAAGAAAAAGGATACTAATATGGATACATAGGAATAAAGCACGGAAAGTCAAGAAAGAGGACGGGGATAAAAAAGAAAGCCCCCGGCCTGTCAATAGTCATCTCACCTACATATTAACACAAAAAAACGCAAGAGCGCAACCGGGGGCGTATGCCTGGTTACTCTTGCTTTTTTTGTGTCGTAAGTGAGATATTGCAAATGTACTATTTTTTTGGAGA